TATCGATAGCTTCTCCCATTGCATGCTGAGACGCATTTTCTTGTTGTCTGAAGCCAGACAGCAGAATCACACTAGTGCCGTATTTTTCAATAATTCTATCAATAACGTTTTCAGATAGAGCTTGTAGGTTAGTTACGATCTGACCCATCGATAGTCCTAACCATCCACCCTCTGGTATTCTATGACCGCGTGTGGCTGCGTTGATAGTTACATCTTTGAGTCTAACATATTTCGATATTAGTTCTTCATAAGGCGGTGTAGTAATATTTTCAAACCTAGGATTGACAGGCACACCTGTTACTGGGGTAAATGATCTTGTAGGTGCTGTATCAGATGAATTAAAATGAGGGGGTGCTGAGTTATATCCAGGATATAAACTACGACCTACCGGTCCACTTAACCCGTCATTCTCAATAGCAGCGCGTTGTGATCTACTATTCGGCCTTGGAACAGGTGGTGAGGCAACTTCATTAGTAAGGCTTCGTACTCCTGGTTGTAATAGATTAGTAAACGTTGGGGTAGCTACTGTTGGTGCGGTAGGATCGGAGGGGTTATCCGCGCTAGTAGGAGATACCTGTACAGGTGCTACTCTAGTACCTTGCACCACAGCAGTGGATGACGCTTTAATTGTACTCGGGTTAAGGTGAAGTACACTACCACCAAGTTTAACATCTCCACCACTATTAATAGAAGTAGATGAGTCACCTTTAATTTTAATACTGGCTTGAGAACTTAGAGACATATCACCAGCAGACTTTTGTGATATAACACCAGTAGTGGTGAGATTAAAAATATCAGATTGAATATTAAAGCTTGTACCTGTTTGTAGGTTGTAGGAATCACCAATATTAAGACTTAATTTATTTGTTTTGACTGTCTGATTACCTACTGTAGTATGATCAAAATTAGTAGACTCCATTACGATATTTTCAGCTCTAATATTAAAAGTCTCACCGGCGTTTAGATTAATAGACCCGCTTGCGGTAAATGAAATATCGTTCTTTACAACAGCGTTAAACTTTCCGCTTACTTCAATATTAGCATCACCTAATACTAATATTTTGCATGTATTTTGAACAGTAACGGAAGCAGTACCACCGATAAAAATATTACCGTTATTTTCTACAATATAATAATTGTCACCTACTATCTTTCTCACTTCAGTGCCGTTATTATCTACTTCGGTATATGAGCCTGAAGGATGGTATAGATGATATCTTATATTATTCGGAGTATCATCAAATTCTTGAATTAATCCATTAGGTGTAGAAAATACTTGATTATGAGGGTATGAAGCACCAAAAGGTGATTCAGGCTCATCCCATGTATTACTAGACAGTGCCTGGGCCACGTCTCTTCTACGACCTGTGTCTTTTCTTTCTACTACTGTACCAGTAGCTACACCTCGTGCTAATCTATTAGTACTAGGCTCATATGCATATGCATTGTTAGGATCGTCTATAGCAGGGTTTGGATCTACTGCTGTTCTTGATAGTGGTGCACCAGGTGTTTGTAACCTTGCAATGCGTTCGCTGGGATCTACTGCCATTATGCTACCTTAGGTGAATCATCTGTAATTACGTTATAACCAGCTCTATAATAAACGTTACCACTAGTACCGTTTCCGTCTGCACCCCTACCTGTTTTTGCGTATGTGGTGGCGCCACCAGCGCCTAGTAGATGTGATACTGCTAGTAGACCAGATACGCGCCTGGGTGTAGATGATGTACTAAGGGCACCTGTACGAACTAAAATGTCGTAGTTCTTTCTTGTAAGTGCAAGCATGGCGTTTTCTTGGGCTGCTTCGTTATTAAACCAATTATCTAAATTATTAACTCCGTCCTTACCCGTCCAAGAACTAGCAAGAGTTAACTGTGAATTTTGAGTAATGTTACGCTTTACATAACCTGTATCGTTTAAAGCTAGAGCACCGAACTGATATCTACCAACATAACCAAAACTATTACGAGCTCTTAAGTCACCACCGGCGCCACCAGATTCTCTTTTGCGAATCTCTTCTTTAAACTCTCTGTATTGGCTTTCACTTAATGGTCCTACAACACCAACTACTTCATTATCTCTGGTGATTTCTTCTTGTAATTGTCTTTGAATTTCTTCGAGAGGTAATGGTGTTTCAAGACCGGGGATAGGTACGCCATTATTAATACCGCCCAAAGTAGCAAGCACTAATGGGTATTGTGCAGCAGCACCATCAGCAAAGAATCCAAAAACTCTGGTGTTGGGTCTGATACCAGTAGGTGACATACCATACCCGTTCTGCGCAGCACTGGTAGTAGGCTGTAATACAGTAGCCCAGGGTAAATGCTCTGTTCTTAACTCATTAGGATCATCATTATGCAATCCAAAACAGCGAACTTTTACTCGACCTAACTTCAAGGGATCGTTGTTGTCTTCTACAACTCCAAAGAACCAAAAAAAGCCTTGTGTTCCCATAAATTTAGTAAACATGATTAATTCCTGGAAGAAACAATATTAAACTTAATATCACCTGTAGTATACTGCTTATTATAGAAGTCAGTATTTCTCAACGCACCTTCGCGTATTAGTAACATGTTATTATACATTACATACCCAGTTTGACCTACACTAATTTCGTAAGTAATTGTATGTATTATATACTTACCGCTATATCTTGGATCTTCTTTTTTGTTTTCGTTCTGTAATGAATTGTTGTCCAAAATAACAACGTTTACAGGGTCACTGACATCATATAGTAGATTACCAAATGTTTTGACAAGTAGCGTATTTTCGTCTAGTAATATAGAGAAAGGTGAATTATTAAGTAATACGTCTTTTGTTCTATCATTAGTAGAGCTGTCAAAAGGAATAAAATATGTTAAACTTCCTAACGCTTTTATCTTTTCACTAAAAGAAGTCGACACGCCCGGGTCGGGTCTATTTAAATGTAGAAGTTGATCTATGTTTTCTAGTAAAGAAATCTCTTCTTTAGTAACATTTTTTGTAAGAAAATCAAAGTGCTTTACATTACTATTATACAGTCCATGATACATTCTTCTATGGTTATTAAATGTACTTCTAGGAGCAAAATTTAAAATAGCGTTAAATTCTGTTTCCCTATCGATAGATTCTAAAGGAGTGCTGGTATAAGTTATAATGTTAGTGTTAGACTCTGCACGCGTCATCATATCTTCAAAGGTTTCAAAATTATAACCTGATCTATTCTCATAAAACATAAAAATACTAGTAATAGATGGCGATTCTCTAAAAGCTCTTGTCTGTAAAATGTCGATCTTTTCAAAAGGTTTTATCTCAGTAAAAGCAAAAGTATTATCGTCTACTGTATCTACAAAACGTCCATCGTTAATAGGTATTTCAGTTTTAAGTTCTGTTTCTAATATGCTACGAATAATTTGTGTGATAGTACCTGTATAGCCTTTAGATTTTAACGCACCGGAATCAATGAACGTATCCACAGATAATAAAGTAAGAACAAATACTGAACTGTCCCCCGCTCCGCTTTTTATTTCAGAGTCAAGCGTAGCTACTACAAACTTATAGTTAAATCTCTGATTAGTATTACTACGTCGAAAAGATACATTAATAAACTCTTCACCAGTAAAAGCAAATAGCGGATTATTAAGAAAATCTATGCCATCACCCAGCATCATTTTAGCAAACATAGTTGCTGTTGAGATACTAGCTGTAATCTGAATAGATGCAACAATACTACGAATGTCAATTTTTCTGCTGCTGTCAAATTTTTCAGCGGTCAGTTCTACAATCTCAACAGCACCTGGCCCATAACTATTTGTAGAAATATTAGTCATTTAACTTTTTTTCTAGTTCAATATCAATATTACCTGCAAACTCTGGTGCAATAATATTCGTAATAAGTTTCTTATTATTGTTATCTATCCAATAATCATAAGCATTAACTGCTGTATAATTAATTTGCTCAGCGCCAGATAATAGAGTATAGGTATCTACGTTAATTATGATGTCTTCTGTATTATGTTTATAGTGAAGTATAGTTGCTAATGCTTCCGGTAAAGATCCGTATTTTACTTCTAGAAACTTCTCAAGATTATAATCGGTTAGTGGCCAATCAAAATATGGATCTACAGTACCGTTTGCAAATTTTACTAGCCAATCATAACCTGAATTTTTATACAAGTCATATGCAATCATATCTGAACGTTCACCATACTCTAGTGTGAAGGGTAGGTAAACACTAGTTGTATTTTTAGTCACGTCTCTAAGAGCTGCACGTAATAGAATATTCTTAGCAGTCTGCTCGTTATATACAATATCAGGAAAATTAGTAAAGTATTCTATCGCCATTACGTTCCTCCAGTTCTTTCATTACGCCTTACATTATTAGAGGGTAACGCTGATGTAACTTCTAAAGCAGTGGAGATATTAGCATTGGTAATAACATTATCACCCTCATCACCTTTTGCTACTAGTGGCCTAATCTCCATAAGATGGAGTTTAATACTAGTAAATACAGGTGCGCCTGTACCAGCAAAGAATGCTGGTTTACCAGAAGCGGTTCTATCTACCTCTAGGTTAGTTACAACACAAGGAGCTACTGGAAAATCAAACGTATCTTTCTGCATGCCAAGAAAATTAAACTCTACTTCAGGTGGAAAATTCATAAAGAGCTTACTAGCGCTCAATGCAGGAAGAGATTTAGCTCTAAGTCTTTTAATTATTTTTTCCAATTCAACACTTTGAGCTGGCCCGGACGGTGAGAACATCCAAGAAAAAGTGAATGTTCTAAGATTTACACCTTCAAATATTGCTGTAGTAAAGGGGTTTATTATTCTACCTGTACCTGCAGCTAGAGCTTGTGCGGCTTGAGGATTAGATACGCCAATAGAACTTAAAGCTCTATTAAGTACAGCCCCGCCAATATATTGTGTACCTGCAGATCCTAAATCACGAGCTAGATCAGACCCACCAGCAGCTATGTTTCGTATTCCAGATAAAATTCTACTACCTGCTGTTACACTGGAAGTAAATAATTCACTCATTGATCCAAAACTAATACCTGAGACTACATTAGTCATACCAGATAATAATTCACCTGTCAGTCCGAGGTCTACTGCAGAATATTTTACACCTACACCGTCTATTATTTTCTGAGGTACGGGTAATACAAGAAACATATCAGAAGCACGTGATAAACTATGACCTGTACCTCTATTTTGCTGACTATTACTGTAGAACTTAAAAATCATTTTATGAGGAGTTTCATCTATCTCTAGAGGAAACCTAAGTACGTCTAGTCTAAGACGATTTCGTGACCCTTGAACGAGGTTTCTTACACTAGTAGTAGTAGTTAACGTGGATGACATTTAATTCTCTATGAGTTACAAAGGCCGGTTTAATCCGAAAAATCCAAAAAAATACAGAGGTGATTATAATAACATTATTTATAGGTCACTCTGGGAATTTAAACTAATGCAATATTTAGATAGCCATCCTCATGTACTTGAGTGGGCTAGCGAAGAGTTCTTCGTGCCTTATATACATCCTGTTGATAAGCAGTTACATAGATACTTTCCTGATTTTTGGGTAAAGAAGAAAACTGATACTGGAACAGACGTATTAGTCATTGAAGTTAAGCCATCGATACAGACTAAAGCACCTGTCAAGGGTAATAAACGCCAAAAAACATTTATTAACGAGGCTGTAACTTATGCTATAAACGAAGCAAAGTGGAAAGCTGCTATGGAACTTTGCAAAGATCATGGCTGGAAGTTTATGCTCATGACAGAAAAAGAACTAGGTATTAAGTTCTAATATAAATAATTTACTTAAGTAGGATTAATTTATGTCTGGTGTTTTAGACTTACTATCAGCTCAGAACTTAACAAGAGCGCAAGCAACGACTGGTGTGGTGCAGACAGCACAGCGTACATTTGGTTCTAGTGCAGCAAACGTATCAACAGCAGGTAGAGCGGCTGTAGCAGGCTCACTGCTCACTACTTTGGGCGGTGTATTAACAGGGTTTAATAGAGGTCCAGTGCGACCCCCTGAAAAAGGTTTTAATATTTCAGGATTTCAAAGTAGAATTAATAAGATGGGAGGACTTAGCAGTACATCTAAGTTCCTTGTTGCTATTACCCCTCCGGCATGCATAGTCCCGGTTACTGGTATTGTGAGACAGGATTTTAATGAAGCTGGTGAAGTTACGGGTGAGAGAACTATAAGAACAAGACCAGGTGATCCTACCAACCAAGTTGAAGAGCGTGTATTTAATGATGCTGCAGGGAGAGATTTACTTTTTCTTTGCGCGAAGACATCCCTGCCTGGTATAAATCTAGGTACAGTTCAATATGCTAATCTTGGTTTCGGCGCTGAAGAAATGAGACCTGTAGTGCGCCAAACAGCTACTATTAATTTAAGTTTCTATGTAGATGTTGGCGGTAATTTCTACGGGTTTTTTACAAAGTGGATGAGTAATATTATTAACTGGAATAATCAAGCGGTTGGGTCGTTAAACGCAGAAGGTGCGTTTTATAATGAAGTACACTATCGTAGAAATTATCTATCACCAGCTGTTACAATATATGTCTATGATACTGCGGGTAATAACTTTATTCAAGTAGATTTAATAGACGCATTTCCGGTGGGTCTTGGAGAAGTAGATCTTGCCTGGACACAACAAGATGATATTGCTATTGTTAACGTAAAATTTGCTTACAAGACTTGGAGAAGTAACTATATGTCTCCAGCTAAAATAAGCAGCAACTCTCTGAGAAACATGTCGCTTGCTAGTATGTTAATGAGAGCGGGCGTCGCTGTGCAGGCTGGTAGTAGTCTACTACGCAGACCAACTAGTACTATGGATGCATTTAACTTAGTAAGAAACGGTTCAAGAATTTTATCATCATTATCAATCTAAAAAAGGTGATTTTGCAATGCTACCCAAAATAAAGCATCCAGTGTTTTCACTGGATCTCCCTGTCTCTAAAAAAAAGATTAAGTTTAGACCTATGCTTGTTAAGGAGGAAAAGATGCTCCTCCTAGCTAAAGATGGCAATTCTGATACAGAAATTGTTGATAACTTTAAAGCAGTTATTCAAAATTGCGTTCAAGAAAAATTGGATATTGATAATTTACCACTAGTTGAGGTGGAGTATATTTTCCTTAATCTTAGATCAAAATCGATTAATAATATCATATCAGTACGTATTACTGATCCTTACGATCCTAATATTAAACATAAAGTTGATATAGATTTAGATGATGTAAGTATCAAAACATCTAGTATTAAAGATGTAATAAAATTGCAGGATGATATCGGTATCAAATTAAAAGTACCTACTATATCTACTCTAAAACGTCTAGATCAATTAACGAATGAGCAAGACATAAGTCTTAACACGCTTAAAGACTGTATTGAATATGTTTTTGATTCGGAAACTACTTACAGAATTAAAGACATGCCTGGGGATGAAGTAGATGCCTTTATAGACAGTCTATCAGCAAGCCATGTCGAGATGATTAAAGAGTTTTTTGATAATCTACCTAGATTAAATCTTGAAGTAGTTTTTACGGATAGTAAAGGTAAAGAAAACAAAAGAACGTTGGATACGTTCTATGATTTTTTTCAGTAATGCTGGGTTATAGTAATATATCAATATATTATAGAACTATGTTTGCTATGGCTCAGCACCATAAATATCAAATAAGTGAACTAGAAAATCTTATGATTTTTGAACGTGATATTTACGTTGATATGTTAATAGATTATTTGGAATCTCTAAAACGATCAAATAACGAGTTGTAAATGCCTCTACCCCTATTAGGAATAATTGCAAGACTAGCAATGTCTGCCCCGGCAGTAGGTAGAGCAGTAGCTGGTGTAGCTGCAAGATCAGCTGCGCGCGGGTTATCAGCTACGGGAGCTACTTTAGCGAGGTTGGGTGCTACAGTAGGTGCTTCAAGTATAGCTAGCGGTATTGCAAATAGAATAACTGAAGCTACAGCTAATACTTCAGAACAGACACAGCAAGATACACAATCTGATACGCCCGCTGAAGCACAAGCAGCAGCTTTAGAAGTACAGCCACAAGATACATCTGTGGAAAAAGTAGGCTCTACCTCTGATGGAGATGTAGGTAGTAAGCTAGCTGAGTCACCAGTTATTAATCTTCTTAGAAGTATAAATGATAATCAAAAAGAACTAGTAAATACTATTAAAACTTCGGATAGAAGAAGTACACCAGGTACTTTAGCATCTGCTTTAAGACAAGCTAGACCCACTCAAGTAGAACAAGTAGGATTGGGTGGAAGTTTGGCTCTACTGCTAGGTGCTGCTATTGCTGGCGGATTTACAGAAATAACTAGTAGGTTTAGTCAGTTTATTAATGGTATAGGTGAAGCAGTGCAGAGTGGTATTTCTGGCGCATTAAATGCAATAAGTGAGTCTATTTCTGAGTTTTTTAGTAGGTTATTTAATTTTAACCCTAGTAATCCGGCAGTAAACCCTGAAGATTTCAATAATAGTGAAGATCTATTAGAACAGCAGAGGCGAAGTCAACGTGCTGGTGAAAATACAGCACCGGGAGGAATCAATGCAACTCCTAGAGTTCCTACGCCTGAAGAGGCCGGTTTACCGCCTGTAAATACAACAGGCGACATAGATGCTGCTAGACGCGATTTTAGAGATGCAGATAGACGTGCTATGGGTTATGGCTTTCGGCGAGGCACACCTCAATATAATGAAATGGTACAGCCTTACTTAGATCGTTTTAATGAATTACAAAATACGCAGAGTCAAGCACAAGGCGGTGATTATACACCACCGCCTGAAACAACACCTGATCAAAATGCTGCTATAGAAAGAGCTTTTAGATCTGCTGAAACTGCACAGGCTAGTGCTGCTGCAGCTGCCGCTCAACAAAATCCACAAAGAGTGGTACCTGGATCAGAAGAAGATCTTAGACTACAAGAGCAGGCTGATAGAGAAGAAGCTACTCAGAGAGGTAGATCTCAGAGTAGTCCCGGCTGGTTTTCTAGATTTGTAAATACTTTAACGGGAAGAGATGCTCAGCTACAGCAGAGATCTGATACCTTTGTACGTGGCAATAGATCTTTAGCAGCTGGTATGGATGAAGAGATGCGTTCGCTATCGAATATTATGGATACTAGTGAAGAAGCTCGTGATCGTATGTCACAGACTATTAACAATAGTGGTGGTGTAGCTCAACCTAACGTTATTATTAATCAAACAACACCTCAAACTCAACAAGAGCCTAATATAATACCAGCTCCCCAAGCATCTCAAAGTATGTCAACACCGGGATCTAGAACAGCTGCTGTAAGTTTAGGCAGCTATCCTAGACTATTAAATCAGTCCCCGGCGTTTGCTGGTTAATCGTCAGAAGCTAGCTTCTTGAAGAAGCTCATATCTTCGTCTTCATCAGAACTCGCCTGCTGAGCAGGAGCTTCATCCCAAGGAGGGGATACATCAGTAGCGCGTTGTGTGCGTGGCTGAGATGCCTGATTAGTAAGACCAAGAGCCTTATCCAAACGAGCCTTCAACTCATCATAAGTCTTGAAGTTCTTACGGTCGAGAAACTCACTTAGTGAATGCTGCTTCTTCCAGATAGCTTCCATCTCATCGTCAGATGCTAGCGGACGCTTATTATCGAAATCAGACTTATCGTAGTTACGATAACCGTCTACTTGACGAATGCGCAAGCGGAAATTAGCACCTTCCCAGAAGTCGAAAGCATTGATCTTTTCTTCGCCTTCGAACTCAGGATTCATTGCGTCTGTAAGCTTGTCGAAGATCTTCTTACCATACTGGAAAAGAAATACCTTACCTTCATTATCGGGATTGGCTTGATCTTTAACGACGTAGATATTAGAGATGTAATGAAGGCGGCGCTTCTGCTTACGAACCTGTTCCTTATCTGCGTCAATACCTGAATTCCAAAGACGAGTATTAAGTTCAGATACTGGGTCCTTTTCACCAAGAGTCGTTAGCGACTTCTCGATATACCAACCACCAGGACCTTGGAAACCGTGATCCCAGATGCGAATAAAAGGTACATCTTCGTTAACAGGTGCGGGAAGAAAGCGAATAATAGCTTGACCATTACCAGCCTTATCAACAGTAGGCTTCCAGAAGCGAGTATCCGCGCCTGAATTAGTATTAGCCTGATTTTGATTTTGCTTGGAAAGTTCTTGCGTGAGCTTGTTTAGTGCGTCTGCACGGTCACGCTTTAGTGATGCGAATGTATTTGACATGATATTTTTCTCCGTATAAATCGTATGTTGTGTATTGCGTGTGTCATTCTTGTTCACTGTATGCATAATGTATAA